TCACGACCCAGTTGCGCAAAGCCCGTCAGGACATTTTCGGTTTGATCGAAATGCACGCCGCTGAAGCCAAGGAATGCACAAAGCTTCGAGCTGAGCTGAGGACGGTTCAGAAGACTCTCAGCGACCATTATCTGAAGCACACGACCTTAACGAACGCGGCGAGGTCGAAGATAGCAGGCCAGAGCGCCTTGATTGCCGAACTGTACCACCGACTGAAGGTATATGAGGGCGACAGCCTGCCTGATGTGATACTCGGGCAATGAATCTGATCACCTGAGGGGTTCATATGTGCGGACGACTCTCGCAGTACACCGGTATTCACGACTTCGTGGCTGTGTTGAGCATGCCCAATGCCCTGGTCAGCACCGTGGGCTCCCAGCCCCTGGAGCGGTACAACGGCGCGCCGTCGCAACAGCTCGCCCTGCTCCATCAGGAAGAGGACACGCTGCACGCCGACCTGGTGCGATGGGGCTGGCGGCCGCACTGGGCAAAGGATCGCGCTGCACCTATCAACGCCCGGGTTGAGAAAGTTGTCCACGGGCCGTTCTACCGGCCGATCTGGCCGAACCGCGCCATCACGCCGATCAACAACTGGTTTGAGTGGGTCGACGAGGGCGGGCCGAAAAAACAGCCCTATCTGATCCGCCGGCGGGACCAGGCGCCAGTCCTCTGCGCGGCTATCGGCCAATTCCCCACCGGCGGGCGTGAGTCGGGTGAGCACGACGGTTTCGTCATCATCACCGCCGACAGCGCGGGCGGCATGGTCGACATACACGACCGCCGGCCCGTTGTGCTGACGCCAGAGCTTGCCCGGGAATGGCTGGATCCGGCCACGCCGAAGGAACGCGCTGAGCAAATAGCTTCGCACCAGGGCGAACCGGCCGAGGCCTTCGAATGGTTCAAGGTGGACCGCGCCATCGGCAATGTTCGCAACCAGGGCCCGGAGCTGATCAGGCCTATCGCCGACTCACTTCTTTAGCGTAGGCCTGGCACGCCCGCAACGCGATCAACCCTCGGTCGCCGGCGTCGGTGATGGCGATAATTCGTTGAGCATGCGCTGGGTCAAGTTGGGCTCTTGCTCCTCCATGAACCACGCCGCCGGCACCGGCGGTGGGAGGCACTGCGTTGCAACTGGCTGGATCCTCGGCAAGGAGGACTGACAGCCGCAAATCAGCAGTGGCAAGGCGATCGCGCAGGCGAGCCTGGTTCGTTTGAGCATCGCTCAGTTCCTTGTGGTGGGTTTGGTCATTGACGGTCAGCTGCTTTTCCAGGACCAGGCGCTTGCCCTGCTCTGCCTGAACTTGGTCTGCGGCGGCGCTGCCGATCTTTGCCAGATCGGATAGATGCGAGTTGGTCTGCTCGGCCAGTCGGCCGCTATACCGCCAATCCTGGATCTTCCATGTCGCGCTGATCGCCAGGATCAACGCCACGGCCACACCAGCGATCAGCAGCTTCAGGCTGGCGGGATTCATGGCACGTCCTTGAAGAAGATGTGGTTGCCCAGGCGCAAGGTCTGGGTCGCATCCTTAATCCAGGCCGGCGGCTTCGGCATCGTCGTCGCGTAGTAGTGGGTCGCGCCATTGGTGATGTCAGGCTCGGCGCCACATATCACCAGATCCGCCGCCCGCTGCGCCTGGGCTAACTGCTTCGGCGGGATCTCGTTGGCGCCGCTCAGGTAGGGATAGTTCGGGTCGTTTTTGTTCCAGCAGCTGAACTGGTACGGCTTCAGGCAAACCCCGGCATAGCCCTCGCCCCACCATGATTTGTCCCTGCCGTCGTTCACGCGATTGCGGATCACGCAGGCTACGGCGACCTGGCCGGCAAGCCCCTCCCCGCGGGCTTCGGCCCACAGCGTGCGCGCGAGGATGTCGCGGTCCTTTTCGGTTGCGTTCATGCTTTTCTCCAGACGAATAAAAGCCCGCAATAGGCGGGCTGGGATAGTGAATTATCGAACGGGGACCGCTTTTACAATTTTGCGAAAACTGCGGGAAGAAAGAACGCGATTGGATTACCGGCCCCGACTGTCAAGGCGTAAAGATTACCTCCAGAGAAATCCCACCAGCAATATAACTCCCTGCTAAAAGGATCGTTATTAAGCATCGGCATGCTGAAACTATTTATCAGCATGTGTTCGCCGGCTGGAAAGTTGAAAGCGACACGGTAATAGTTTCTTGGCGTCCCCTGAGCGGTAGAGTCTGTTCTGACATAGGTCCAATTCTGAAATGTCCGGGTGAACCTAGCGTACGGAGTTCCGCTATCAAACAAAAGTTTCGAACTGCCATCCCACAAGCGCATCCCAAATTTAGCCAATGCAGTAGCAGCAAAACCACAGGCAAAATAAGACCCGTTTGGCCGAAGGGTATTCTCGTCGTAAGCCCTCACATAAAATCCAGTCCAAGCGCCAGGGGAACCGAGGACGCGCATCTGGCACAGACCAGCAATACCGCTAGTGGCCGAGGGTCTGATGAAAACAAGCGGGGGCTCCTGGCTTGTTATGGCCCGAGGGAACGACGTAACCGACCCCAGCCCAGATTCCTGGGTCGGAGAATAAGTTCCCTTCGCCAGAACGACGAGTCGAGTGAATTCGGAGTCAACCGTTACAACATCGCTGTCGTTTGTGAACTCTAAACCGTATGCCATTAGGAGAACCTTATTACAATGAGTCGCATGGTCGAACTTGTAGTACTACTGTACTGGGCTCTTCCTCTCATGAAGCTATAGACCCTTACTGCCCCAGCAATTACCTCTGTTTCAAGCTGCATATCCACAGCGGCGTTGTAGGAGCCAACCGGAACTACAAAAGCCGCACCATTTGTCGTGGTCAGTCCCGGCACCGATATTGTCTGGAAGTTTGCGGAGTTCGACCCTTTCACAACAGAGCTATGCACAACGCGCATAGTGAATGATGTTTCGTCGAGACTAACGTTTCCGTCTTCATCCCAGATTTTCAGTCCGTAACTCATGCGGACAGGTCTCCTAACTGAACCCGTTTAACGCCATTCTCGTCATACACCTTGATCGCGCGGTTGGTCATTGCCAGCCTGCCGCCGCCGGGCGCCGGGCCGTTAAACTCCAAGTTTCCGGCCTTATCCAGGCGCCAGCCCTGCGTGCCAGCCACGTAGTTGTCGGACTGCAACGCTTGCCCGATCTTCAGCATGCTGATGCTGCCGTCACGGATGAACGCGGTGTCTATGTACGCCGCGCCCCCCTGAATAACAAACGGGTAAAAGACGTTGGTGGTGTTTGGATCGACAACGGCAAAACGACTCGCCGCGATCAGAACCTGGCTGGTGATGATCCCTTCGTCGTTCTCAACACCAATGCCGATACCGGCGAGATACGGCTTCCCGTCAACGGTGAGCTGCGTCTTGATGCTGTACATCGCCGCCAACTCGGTCTTGAGTGCTTCGACCTCAATCTGAGCACCGCCGCCAGAGTCAATTTTTTCCAGCAGATGCTGACTCAACTGGGTTTCCGTGATCTGGTCGTTCAGGTAATCGAGGATAGGCCCAGCGTCGGCCGAGGATTGGCCGAACACCGGACCGAAGAAGGAGCCAAGATTTCCGATCCGATCAACCAGGCGAGCCCAGAAGAAAAACGTTTTCCCGGAGGCAAGGCCCATGATGGTCAGGTCGGTCTGCGGATAAGCGTAATCGCCAAACTTGATCGCGCTGGCGATCTGATTGGTTTCGCTGTACCAGATTTCCGTTCGCTGCAAATCGGCGGTGTTGAGATCTTGGGGGATTCCCCATTTGAGCTTGATCCCGAACACAATCGAGTCGGCCGTAAACGAGGAGACCACCGGCGGCGGGGTTGTCTTCCCGTTCAGCACCGTTTCCTCGGAGGTCGCAAAGACCGATCCGATGTCGAGCGAATTGATTGCCCTGACCTTGGCGACGTACCTCCCTGCATAGATCCCACTGACGTCAACGGAGGTGGTGCCGGTGCGCCCTGCGAAGATCCAGTCGCCATCGTTTTTGCGCCAGTACACCTCGTATGCGATCGCCGAATCTGGCTTATCCCAGCTGATTGTCATGACGCTGACCGCGCTGCCTTGATCGACGAAATGGTCATTGGTGACGGTGATGTTTGTTGGCGGATTTTGAACGCTTGGTGGGATCACCGTGATCGGCGGCCGCTCAATACGGCTGCCGTTATCGATGGCCCCGTATTTGCTCGAGTTGTGGCGAACGGCGCTGATCG